CCTTGACCTGTGCGCTTGTGTCGCCGATAGCGTCCTTCAGCGATCCTGCCTCGGCAGCCATCCGCCGGAACTGGTCGGTGTTCTTCTGCCCCGCCGCTTCGAGGTCAAGCATCTGCTTTTGCAGGTCACGGAGGCGTGCCTTCGCAGATTGCGTCGCCTTCTGGGTGTCGTCCTCCGCCCTGACCTTGACGGTGATCTCTTTGTCTACTTCTGCCATTATTTGCCTTTTATTGGGTTGACGATTTGCGGGTAATACTCACCTTGCACCTCCGCGTTGAGGTTGTAGTTGCCAACAGGGTCGACCGACTGCGCGCTGAACTCTGCAAGGTTTAAGATGCGGCGCAGCGTCACCCGGCACATGACGTTCTGCCCGATCCTGTAATCTTTAATCTCAAGCAGCCGCCACCTGATGCCGTGCCAGTAGACAGGAGCGCGGAAGTCCAGCGTAGCAATGTCCATTACTGTCAGTAGGAACGTCGCCTCAACCTGCATCGCCTCTTTACTCGCAATCTCCTCGATGTAGTTCTTCCAGTAGGTGTTGAAAAGGTTGTTGTTCGTGTACGGCGTGAACCCTGCCTGACCATCCGGCAAGGCGAAGTAAAGTTGCCTTGGCATACCAAACGCCAAGTCCTGACTTGGGTTGTATGGGTTGTCAACGTGGCCGATGTATGGCAGCGTATCACCACTCACCCAGCTGCTTGCCGCAGTCTTGAAGCCATCAACCCAAAGCCATGTTTCAACGCTGCCACTTGGCGATGGCTGCATCTTGACGTAGTTGTACTGCGCAAGCCTGTACCCTGTCTTCATCGTCCGTATGCTGCCATCGGCCTCTACATCCCACGTCCTGCCCATGACGATGTTCGTGCGGTATTGCGCTGGGATGACCGTCGCCGCCTTTGTTTCGATAACCTGCTCGCCACGTCCGTAGAAGTTATCGGTATCATATTGCCGCGATCCGTATCCTGTCTGCCATGTGTTGCGGTATTGCTTCGACAAAGCCTCGCCGCCATCGCGGTACGCAAAGGTGAAGCGCTTGCGCAGTTCAGGATCGCCGCATACCATCGTCATCTCTTCGTTTTCGTCGGACTTCTGCGACCAATCGACGACAGGCTTGGTGTAGAAGTCACCCCACGGCTCAATGTAGATGAGAGAGGGATCTTGCGGCGACTGGTAGAAGTATAAATTAAACATCTTCTGCAAATCAGCAAGGAGGTCAATCTGCAAGGTGTCGGCAGGTAGCGCCGTGCGCATGTCGATAGATTGGCCAACTCGACTAAATGTTTCCAGTAAGCTAATCTGAACTGTCGATGCGTTTAACGTCAACCCTGCCGTGTCCGAACTGACTGTAACTTTTAGCGTTTGACTTGGGCTAAGTATTAAAGTGCGATCTAAAGACAGTCCTCGTGAAAAAGCACCGATAGCTTGAGTGTATGTTATATCATCGCCATAAATGTCTTTCAATAAATTGCCGCTGCTATCTCTTGCGCTAATCACCAAAGTTGTTGTTCCGGATGCACCAGTAAATAACCCTTCAAACCTAAATTGATACTTACCTGCATATTGGCTGCTGGCCGTAAAAATGCCATTTATGGTGTTAAACTTGCCATCGTCGCCGTTGAAGAATGGATCGCCAGTTTGGTCAAAGATGATTGTCTTTTCTTGCGCCGTATCCCATGTGACCTCTTCGCTGCCAACGTAACACTTATTCGATCCACTCGCATACGCAAAAGCGTCGCCAGCGTAAGGGATGACCATACGCTCGAACTCCGTGGTGTCGAAGAAAGCCGACTGATAGCGATATCCGTGCTGCGCGAAGATCAAGTCGACCATCTTCTTAACCCAAATATTCGGACGCATTAACTCAATCGGAATCAACCTGTCAAAGATTGGCGTCACCGAGCTGAACAGCGGCGCAAGCGGCCCTAATGGGTTGCTGACGTCGTAGCAGTGGAAGTGGCCAGCCGCGTCTACAATGCCGTAGACATACCCACTCGCATCGCTGTAACTGTCGTCCCAAGTGCCAGTGACCAGCGACACGCTAAAGGTGTGGTTCATACCGGTGACACCGACAGTGTCAACAAGTTTGACGTCAGCCATGTTGCTGAATAGCGCCACCTCCTCGCCGTAGATAGCGACCTCGTAAGTCGCCTGCCCCTTCGTCACGCTCATGGACAATAGCTGCATAGTGCCGGCGAATACTTGAACGCCGTCACTCCACACCGCGCACTTGACCTGCTTGTTTGGCGTGAAGCCGCCGACGAAACTCTGCACGTTGTAGGCGTGGCGAAACGCTGCGTCGTTGCCCTTCGTGGATGGCAATGCAATCGTCTTGCTGAACGCACCCTTGCGCTTCGTGACGTCAGCCAAGTCCTGAACACTGAAAGTGACGGCAATATCCGTGTCGCTCGAAACGTCAAGGTCAAAGCCTGTCGATGGCGCATCAGCGTCTGGGTAGCAGACAAACTTGACGTTACTCATAGCGCCGTGTTTTCGTAGCCCACCTGAACATCAACGCTGATCTGCTGCAACTTATCGACGACACGCTTGCGGACGTTGTAGGTGTTGGTCTGCACCACGACCGGCACAAGCTGCGTGCCAAGCTGAATCCAGCACTCCGGTGAGTAAATCATCTCTTGAAGCCAGCTGAACTCCGCATCGGTGAGCCAGTCGCTGTTCAGCGTGTAGGTGTCGCGGTACGTCACCGACCACTGCTTATCATAGACGTCATCGCCGTAGACGCTGGCGTTGTAGCCGTAAGTCTTGCGGTCAACATCGACGCGCTGCCTGTTCATCCGGGTGAAGGTGTAGCCGTCAACACCGCCGTACATGTTGCGGAAGAAAACACGTAGGTCGTTGTAGCGCTGGCAGTTGTCGATGACGTAGGTGTATGCAGCGGTTCGGCTGAACGCGCTTGTATTCGTTCCTGCCGTGTTGAAAGTGACCAAGACCGCAATCTTGCCACCATCCGTAGGGAAGTTGACACTCCCTGCGTTGCCGTCAGAACACTGCGACGAGGTTAGGTTATAGACGCCATAAGGACCAGCGTTTATGATGTTGCTGATCGTCGACGTGCTGCCAGTCACCAGAAAGGCTGCACGCGGCGTGCCACCGTCGTAGCTGACGCGCAATGCAATCCCCGACACATTGGAAAGCACGCCGATGAAGTCGCTATCACCCGATCCAAGCGTTGAAGTTACTGGCCTGTTGCTGAACACCTTAATCGCTGGCGTATCACCCGACACCGTCGCCGCTATGTACGCACTTGGCGAGTAGGCCGCATAGTCCTGCTGCCTGAATGCCGCCTGCCACGCGATCAGCGACGCTGATGCTGTGCCGCCTGTCGCCACCGTCGGAGGTGAGCCGAACTCCTCGCGGAATGTCAGGTTGGTGTTGACTGCGTAGCCGCCATCCTGCCAGCCGCTGGTAAGCTGTGGTATCTTCGGCGCTATCAGCGTTTCCACGACCTTACTCACCCCGAAGAATCCGTTGTTCGTCGTGGGCAGTTTGTCGCACTTCAAGCGCGCGGAGGAAAGCGACCCTGACACGTCGCAGACATAGCGGAAGTTAGCGGAGGCTGTGTTGTTGCTCGACACGACCACGACGTCGCTATTGCCGACAGGAAGCAGCGATGGAAGCGCGGATATTATTGTTATGCTCATACGTTTATAGAAAGTGAAATCTCCTTACCAACTACCTGCGCAATGCTGCTCACCAGTTCGTCCATCTTTGCGTCGCTTAGTACCGGGTTGAGGAATGGCCGCCCCTTGATGCCTCGGCGCTTGATTGACTTGGCAATGTTGTACGCCGCCGCGTCGATTTCGTCAGCAGGGATGCCGAGTGCTTTGTCTATCGCCCACTTGCGGATCGCTGCGACGTGCGATGCACTTGGGTAGATGCTCCGAAAGCTGAACGGCGCACCCCTGTTGACGCGCACCCCATTGACGCCGTATTCGACGAACTTCCAGTAGCTGGCCATCTCCATAGCAACCTGCGCGACCTTCTGCTCAACAGGCAACTCTGCGAAGCCTACCGACTGGCGTAGGTTAAGCGTAGCCTTGGCA